CGGTCCTTTATTTGGTTTACCGTCTTCTAAACCACCATGCATATTTTTTTTAATTAATAACTCTTGTTCGGCGTCTGTAATGTAAGCTAAATGTGCTTCAGGATGATCGGGTGAAGACTTCCATCTTAAAGGAGCTTTAACTTCTTTTTGTTTGCCAAGATAGTTTGGTCCACCACCTTGCATTGCTGGTTTCTTTACCATTATCTTCTACCTCCTGGATGTATATCTAATCTAAATGTTCCTAGTTTCCAATCTTGACTAGTTCCAGTATTGGCAACTTTAAGAGCAATTGATCTTGCTCTTAATCTTGTATCTTTTTTAGTAGTAGTTGAATCAACACTAAAATTTGTAGTAGTTCCAGAACTATTAGGATAATTTTTAGTTACAAAACTAACTTGTGTGTTTCCTGTTTGTGAAATAAAATCCGGTAAAAATCTACTTATTCTCATAATATATTCTCCATCTCCTCTTAGGTCTGGCATCCCTACAACTTGTCCACCACCTCTAGCTGTTCTTTGAGTGATATCAAAATCACCTGATGTAATAGATCCTAAAACTGCTGTTATTATTCCTCCGGCAGTAATTTGATCAGTCCCTGTTTCGTGTTCATAGTATATAGTACTTCCGTCCGTATTACCAGTAACATCGAACGAGGCATCATCGCTTTCAGTATAATAAGTAGCATGGGGTTTAGCAAATACCGATGAATCAACCCAAGCTGTTCTTGCTAAAGTGCCTGTTGTCCAAATAGGACGTTTAGTCGTAGAATCTAAATAGTTATATGTAACAACTCTATTCACCACATCTGATGCTGATGTGCAATAGAACCAGCTTATTTCACCAAATAAATTATTTAAACCTGCATTAACTAGGTCTCTTGCAGTTGAGTTAAGGTCATCATAAACTGCATCTTCTACTAAACATGGTAATGATTTTAATTGACCATCGTATGCAAAGAATCCATTTTCAGACATCCAATAGGATGTACCATCTACTTCAATACAAGCATTTTTTCCTAACAACCCACAGTTAGTTCCTACTTGTTCAAAAGAGAAAGTAAACGGTTGACCTACGAATTTCATTAGAAACAATGCTGTATCGGTCCATACATAAATTGCATCCCTACCTTTAATGGCTCCCATAATTTTAGAACCATCGGCAAGTCTTTGTGTGCCTGCGGTGTTATTTGCTTTAACAGTATAAGAATCAGTTTGGTCAATGCTTTCTTGATCAGAAAATCTTATAAACATGTCATCTTGTGTTGTTTGATTTCCAACCGTTGTTTCTGTTCCAAAAAATACTAAGTGTCTATCAGGTGTAGATACCAATACATGACGTGATGCTGTCGGTGCATTTGCTAATAAAGTGGCCCTGGTATTTGTTGCACCACTTGCTGCTGCATCCCATTCAAAACATCTACCATTATAAATAAGTGCAATTAATTTTGTTCCATAGTTATCTAATATCCACATCCCTGGATCAATTGTAAAGTCAGCAGAAGATGGGTCACCCCATGCAACGTATCCTGATATATTAGTTACAGTATCACCACTACTATGGCCTGCTTTAGTTGTACCATTAACTTCTCTAGCACCACCACTTAAAATATTAGTTGTAGTATTATTATTAGTATAACTTATATCTTCTGATCCAATTCTTATTTCTCCAGATGCAGGAAAAGCTGCACTGTTAGTTAAAGGAATATCTGTTACAGTATCATTAATAGTAGAAGCTAAAGTATTTGTAGAAGCACCTAAAGCAAGACCACCCCATAACGCTGTTCCCCAACCATAACCCCCTAATTGTAAAGCTGGTCCCACATTATAATAACAAAGAATTGATGTTGATCCAGCATTAGTCATAGGGCTACTGCCCTCAGCTGTATCCATTGTAATTGTAAAAGTTGTGGTAGTTGGTATTGAAGTTACCATAAATTTTTCATCTTCAAAAGTAGCATCACTATAAGCTGATGATCCAGGTACGCTAGCTACGCTATCAAACATAACTATATCGTTTGCCACTAATCCGTGAGTTCCAGTACATGTAATCGTAACTGTTTTTGAACCATTACTGCTAGTAAAATTAGCGCCTGTTAACGTAACTCTAATAGGGTGAATATCATAATAAACATCTCCAGAGTATACGTATAAAATTCTATTTGTTCCTATTGCTGCATATTTAATACCAGCATTATCGTCCCAATGATGCAAAGCTCTACACGCACCAGTAAGTTTAGATTGTCCTAGTTGTTGCCAGCCACCTATTTTTTCTGGACTACCGTATCTAAATCTTACATTATCACCATCAAACCATTGCCCTTCAGCTCCGGTCTCTGTAACTTGTTTATTAAATCCTGGTAGAAAGCCTAATTTTTGTAACATATATAAACCTGTTTATTAGGTGTTATAGCAGATTAACGGGGATTTCAATAGATTAAAGCAGAGGGAATCTGTGGTGGATCATCCCCCTGCAAGCTTATGTTATAAACTATTTTTTAGGTAATGTAAAGCCTTTATACCAAGCAGGTAATCCTATAAAAGGTCTTTTATCAAATGCATTTTCTTTGGCATTTTTTGATCCTGCTTTATTGTAATGTAAAAATACTTGTCCACAATCTTTACCTGTAAATTCTTCTCGCCAATGTTCTAAATCACATCCAGAATATATTAACATATCTCCTGGTTCTAAATCTACTTTGATACCTGCTTGACCTTTTTTACCTGTTGGGTCTAAATATATTGGCCAATCATCACCACCTAAATTTAATGTGGTTGATATCTCACAAGAATATCTGTCTTTGTGTCTGGCTAACACATCGCCATTTTTATATATTCTTGCATAAGAGTAAGTTTCAGATAATTTTAATCCTGTATGTTTTTCCATAACAGGTTTTACTTTTTGTAATAAAGTTTCCATTACAAGATCAGCATAATGTGAATAAGTATTAGGAACTTGTGCATCATTCCACCTACCAAAATATTCTGTGAAAGGAGAAATAAATTTAGTATCTATTAAAAATTGTGCTACCTTTCTTTTATTTAAAAAATATTCATAACAAAACTGTGCTATTTCTTTACTTATAATTCCTTTTAAAACCGTATATTTATTTTTTTTAAACGACATTTAATACTCCTTTTGGTATAGCTTGACAGTTCCAATGTATGAATCTAAAGGGTTCATATCCCATGTCTACCACATATTGATGTGGCATGTAAGATGGAAAGAATATCATTCTTCCTGGTTTAACTTGATAGTTAATTTGAGATGACGCATAGGTTACTTTTGATTTATCTGTTTCTGGTAAAAGATTCATTACATTACCTGGTCTTGGATCCTCAAATAAAGGTAATGATGTTTTTTCACTTGCTTTTAAAAAGTAAAAACCAGATATGTGACCATTCCAATGTGTGTGTAAAGTGTGATGTCCACCACCTTTTTTAGCAAACTCTTGCACCCACATTTCTGTAGTAAATAGTTGGTATTGACTTAAATCAAAACCCATTTCACCCAATAAATTATGTGCCGTTGCACCAACATAATCTGTAAGTCCTTTAAAGTTAGGGTCTCCTATTAAAGTAGTTGAATGAAATACATTTCCCATGTCTCCTTTATCACCAAATTTTGTATTACGTTCATCTATAGATTTTTTTAAATTCTTTTTAGATTCTTCAATATATTTGTCTGATGCCTTATTTAAATCTTTTACAAACCCCGGTTCATCTGCAAACCATATAGGGCACTTAAAAAAATCTTCTCTACTTAATTGTGTTGGAAAACTTATTTTAGTTTTTTGTTTTCTTTGTTTTTGTTTTAATTTTTTATTTTTCATTTAAACGGCCATCCTAAGTTCCATATTACCAAACTATGTCTTGTTCCTTTTTTAACTGGGCATACTCTATGCCATACAAAACCAGGAAATATAACTAAAGATCCTTTAGGTAATATTTCTGTACACTTTCTAATATTAGGTTTTTTATCTGGGTCCAAGTTTCTAAAATCAAATTCTAATTCACCACCTGTATATTCTTTAGGATCAGATAAAGTTACTGTTACAGATAGTTTTCTTATCTTACCATGCGATGGAGTATTAGGTGCATGATAGGGTTGATCCCAACCATCACAATGCCAATCATAGTATTGACCTTTATTATATTTAGTAAACTGACATGATTCAGAATAATCCCAATGAAAATTCCAACCTGCACTAGCATTTGCTTGATGAACGTAAGGTTGAATTTCTTTATATATCCAAAGATCATTCATCCAAACTACATTTGAATCTCTTTTCTTTTTTAAATCTTTAATTTGTTTTTGATTTAATTTTTTTGCATCTCCAAAACCTCCTGTAACTGCCATTTGATCTTGCAATTGTTTTCCATAACGAACAATGTCATCACAGATACGTTCTGGAATTGCTGATTGAAAATACCAATAATAGTTTGTAAGGTTCATATGTCTTTATGAACCTAATATAACATTTGTTATGAGACTGTCAACGTTCCAGATACAGTAAAAGTAGCCAACTTGTCGCCACCTGGATGTGTTGATGTTGAATTTGTTCCTGGAGAAACTCCAAAAGTAATTGAGCTTGGTCCTCTAACTATAACTATACCTGAACCTCCAGCTCCTCCAGCACTTCCTGAAGCACATGTTCCTGGGGCTGATCTACCACCACCTCCACCACCAGTATTGACAGTTCCTGCAGCTGCACTTGTTCCACCTGCACCACCGCCGCCAGCGCCAGCTGATCCTCCAGGACCATTAGCTGATGCTCCACCACCTCCACCACCAGCGTATGTTGTACAACTGTTATTAATATTATTAGGTGCTCCTGCACCTCCAGCTCCACCAGCACTCGAAGTACCTGTTGCTCCAGCAGCAGTTGCGCCACCACCTCCACCACCACCATAAGCTGGTGCTCCTGAACTTCCACCAGATCCAGGTTGTTTACCAATACCTCCGGGATTACCTTCGGGAATAGTAAAACTTCCTGCGTTTCCTGCTCCACCACAACCACAAACAAATCCACCACCTCCGGATCCACCTGGTTGACCTTGTCCACCAGCTCCACCACCTGATGCTGTTATTGCATCCGATAGATCTGTTCCTGGAGCATTAATACTTGAATTTGTTCCAGTTGATCCTGGAGTAGGTGTTCCAAAATTTGTATGTCCTGGTCCTCCACCACCAATTACTATTGCAAAAGGTCCTGGTGCTAACTTTAAAGATGCACTTTGTAATGGAGAAGGTCCATAACTAGAAGCTCTATAGCCTCCAGCTCCACCTCCACCTGATCTGTTACATCCAGCTCCACCACCACCTGCTACTACTAAATAATCTATTGTGTTTAAAAACTGTGGCCATGTTCCTGCAGTTTTTGCACTAAATTGACTTTGCATTGACCACACACCACTTGCTTTTGTTAATTCTTTTACTACTACAATTCCTGACCCACCTGCTTTAGCTGTGTTTGGAGAATTAGCTCCACCTCCACCACCGCCTCCAGTGTTAGCTGTACCTGCTGTTGCAGTTGTAGAAGCTCCTCCTGACATTCCACCAGTTCCTCCACCTCCAGCGCCTCCTGGTCCTGATGGGACTGATGAAGGACTATTTCCTCCACCTCCACCACCGCCACCATATGTAACATCTGATCCTGTAATTGTACTTGGTGATCCATCACCACCTTTTCCTGATCCTTTTGGCGATGCAGCACTACCATTTTCACCGGCTTCACTAGCTCCACCACCGCCGCCACCTTTATAATTTCCTGATCCTGGACCAACATTTCCTGTTCCACCTGGAAAACCTTGAGGAGGATTTGTTGGAGGAGTATTACCATCTCCTGCTGCTTGACAATTAGGTCCGCTTGGAGGACCTGAACCATATCCATTTCCGCCACCGCCAGATCCACCATCACCACCTTCTTTCATTGGAGCTGGAGGACCTTCAGTACCACCACCGCCACCACCAGCACTTGTTATTGGATTAGAGGGAAAACCTGCTACAGAAGATACACCTTGGCCACCAGCTGAACAACTAGGAACACCAGCAACACCGCCACCTCCTACTGTTATTGGATAAGGTGTATTTCCACAAACACTAATACATGAAACTTGTCTAAAACCACCACCGCCGCCACCACCGCCGTTACCAACTCCGCTACCACCACCGCCAGCAACAACTAATGTTTCAACAAGTCTAGTTCCTGGTTGTGTAGTTATAGTTCCTGTAGATGTTTTAGATGTAACCGTACACTTCCCGAAAGAAGTTTTATTTGATACTCCTATTACACCGCCGTTTGCTGATCCTGAGGGACTAGCCATGTCTTAAGTCTCCTTATGCGGACACCCAAGTTAGCCCTGATGCGTCCCAGTTAAAATTTTGTGGTGGATCTGAAAAATCAGTTGCAGTCCATCGTTGATTGTCTTCATCCCAAATAATTCTTTTGTCTGTAGTATCTGTTGGATATGTAACTGGCGCTTGCCAATCATCATTATCATCTAATGACCAAGAAGCATATGGTTGTGGGGATAAAAATTTATCTTTTGCTGAATCGTATACATCACCAATTCCTGCATATTTTTTTCTAAAATTATTATTATAAGAAGTTTGTTTCCAATTTCCACCTTGAAAAAAGTTTGCACACCATGTTTCTCCATCAACATGCATGTCATTATCTTCAAGAGTTCCACCTCCTGCAGCAATATCATTGCCTACAACAATAACTCTTTCTACTACTTGATGTGTGTCTGAAGTATGTCCTGTTGGATCTACTTTTGATTTAAGTTCTGCAAAATGTGCCATTTTATGTTCTCCTAAAAATTAATTTATAATTTATATTTAAGTTATTGTCAATGTTCCTGAAACTGTAAATGTTGCTATTTTATCGCCACCTGGATGTGTTGCTGTTGCATTTGTTCCAGGAGCTACTGCTAAACTATAGGCAGACGGAGTTCTAATAATTACTACTCCACTACCACCAGCTCCACCAAAAGCACTAGATTTGTGACCATTACCACCACCGCCACCACCAGTATTGGCAGTTCCGGATACTGCACATCCAGTTCCAGGAGCTCCAGCTCCACCACCACCAGCACCACCTGCTGCTGCAGATGCGCCTCCATAAACATTTCCAGAAGCACCTCCACCACCTGCAAATGTTGTAATTGAAAAAGGTGTTCCACCACAATTAATTAAGTTAGGTGCTCCAGTTCCACCAACACCTGGACCTGGTCTATTAAAACCAGTAGTTACTGCTCCACCTCCACCACCACCAGATCTACCTGGAGTAGGGACAGTTCCACATCCACCATCATTACCTTGAGGTGGTTCTGTAGGAGGAGTATTTCCTGAACCTTTAGTTGTGCTAGTAGAACAATATCCTTGACCACCACCAGATCCTCCTGGGCCGCCAGGATTTGGTCCTGATCCACCACCTCCACCACCAGTTGAAGTTATACAAAGAGCACTTGAATCACTTCCTTTGACACCAGCATTACCTGGTTCTTGACCACCAGCTCCACCACCACCAACTGTAATTGTATGAGCTCCTAATAATGTTTTTACAGCAGATCGTTGTAAACATGCGGGACCATAACCAGAAGAACGATAACCTCCAGCTCCACCACCAGCCGCAATTGTTCCACCTCCGCCGCCACCACCAGCAACTACTAAAACATCAACTTCAAATCTATTAAAACCTGACCAACAACCACTTTTAACATAATCATAAACTGTATTCATTTGCCAAACACCTGGTGCACTTTTGCAATTATCTATTGCAGGTTCTTTAATTACTGCATAACCAGAACCACCAGCACCGCCTGCTCCACCATTTCCGCAACCAGCTCCACCACCTCCGCCAGTATTAGTTGTTCCTGCACATCCAACACTTGTTCCACTTGGTGGTCTTCCTTTTCCTGCTCCACCACCACCTGAACCTCCAGCTCCACCGGGTTGACCTGTACAATCTGATCCACCACCGCCACCACCAGCTAAAGTTAAAGGAGATAAAGGAGAAGAAGAACTTCCTGCTCCACCTGCTGCTCCTGCAGCATCTCCACCTGTTCCACCAACAGCTCCAGCTCCGCCACCGCCAGCGCCACCTTTTCCAGGAGGTGCATTTGTACCTCCACCTGCATTTCCTTGACATGCTGTTGCACTTCCACCAGTTCCACAGTTTCTAGATGCTCCACCACCTGATCCACCAGGAGCACCATTATTACCAACGGGTCCACCTGTTGCACCACCGCCTCCACCGCCAGTAGATGTTGCTCCGGCAAAAGTTGTATTCACTCCATTAGTTCCTCTTGCACAACCAGCGGGTGATCCTGCACCTCCACCACCTATTACTAAAGGATAACCTGTAGAACCTGAAACTGATATTGTTGTACAAAGATAACCACCACCGCCACCACCACCTGCTCCAGCAGCACCACCTCCGCCACCACCTGCTACTAATAATGCATTAACAGAAGTTGTTAAAGCTGCCGTAGTAATTGTTGCGCTTCCTGTTTTTGTATGTGTAACAGCATCTTGCTGTTCTACTGGTGTGATTGTATTGTTTGGTCCAATTACTCCGCCATTTCCTTGCGCCATAATTAAACCCCCTAGTCGATTAAGACTTCATACGATATAAATAAATCTAAGTCAGAAGCGACGCTTGCTCCACCTTTTAATATTTCTCCTTCTAACAAGTAGATAGGTGTGTCTGAAATGACAAGTGATGCATCAGCAGGAACTGTAATTCCTTTTGCTAAAAAGAAAGTTCCCGATACGTCAAAGTTTGTAATACCCGTTGGTGTGTAGTTAGCTTTAGTAACAGATAAAGTTACGTCTGCTGCGTTTGTACCATCAACGTTTGCACAAACAATTCTATTAATTTTCATTATATATTCACTTGAAACAGTGACTAAACTTGTAGTAGTTGTTGCTGTTAAATTAAAACCAAGGTTACCACCTTCGATTGTTGCAACTGATACTATATTTGGATTTGCCATAATTTAATTCCTTCTGTTTTTTACCCGAAAATCATTGCCATTGCAATAGCTTTTCCTGTTGTTATTCCTGCTGAAGCCCACGATAATGTTCCTGAACTATTAGATACTAAAGCCTGTCCAGAAGCAGTTGCATCTGCATCAGGTAAAGTCCATGTTATTGAACTAGAGACTGTTGCAGGCGATTTAAATGCTACATAATGAGAATTATCAGCATCAGCAAATTTTAGTGAGTTTTGATTACTTAGTGTAATCTCAGAAAAATCAGCAAATGGATCAACAACATTTGTTCCATCTGAATATCCTATTTTATGACCTTTATCAGTTGTAGCCCAAGTTGTACCTGTTCCAGTAGCTGTTTTTAATTGAACTGTTTGAGCTCCTGTAGAAGCGTTATGTGCAATATACCAGTTTTCTAAACTGTCTGGTACAGTTACTACTGAAGAACCAGTTAAGGCTCCTGTTAATTTCCAAACTCTTGTTGCAACAGTTGCACCTGTTCCACCATCAGTTTTACTTAAAGTTAAAGTTCCACCATCAGTTAACGCTTGCGCAGCATAACCACCTGATATTTGTTCTATAATATTTAAGTTGGTGTTAGTCTTTGTACCCCATGTACCGGCGTTTTCTCCGGTTGCCATTAACTCTACACCTAAATTTGTGTAACTTGATGCCATAAATTTTTCTCCTAAGCTGCGTGAGTTACATCTGTATACGACGTATTTCCACTTACGTCAACATCTGAATAACTTGCGCTATTGTTTTTAGTTACATTAGTATAACTTGTATTTCCAGTAATATCAACATCTCCATATCCTAAAGGAGCAACATTTCCAACAGCAGATGTGGCCTCTTGACCTGTTAATCCTACTACGTCTTCAGGTGTTATTGCACCCACTGAAGAGGTAGCTGATAGACCTGTTAACGGAACCCCTATTTCAAGAACCACAGAACCTACAGAAGATGTAGCTGATTGACCTGTCAATCCTACAGAATCTGCTGTTGTTACTGATCCTATAGAAGAAGTTGCTTCTTGACCTGTTAATCCTATTTCAATGGCATCTAGAATTATTCCACCAACACTCGAGGTTGCCTCTTGTCCTGTTAGTCCGACTACCGTTTGAGTAGGAGAGATAGCTCCTACACTAGCCGTAAGTGATGATGGAGCTGTTAAAGCTTCAACTGATGTTATGTCTAAAGTAGGTGAGCCAATTGCAGAAGTTGCTTCTTGACCTGTTATACCTATAACATCCGCTACTGTAACTGTGCCTACGGAAGAAGTTGCACTTAGTCCAGCTGGTTGTACTAATTTATTAAAGGAATCACCATAAGGTTCTTCACCCCAACCATTTCTACCCCAACCAACTAATGTACCTGCGTTATCAAAATCTCCAAGTTCTGATTGTGCTTGTTGACCTGTTGGAATTACAATTGATGTTATATCGAAAGTAAGTGAACCAATTGAAGAGGTTGCTAATTGTCCTGTTAAAGAAACTGTTTGAGTATCAAATGCAGTTACGCTGCCAATTGAAGAAGTTGCTGATTGTCCTGTTAAAGAAATAGAGTAATCAACTCCCCATCCTGAGTTGCCCCATTGTTGTCTTCCCCATCCTTCAGCATTGTAAGCAATAACTGAACCAATTGCTGATGTTGATTGTAAACCAGAAAGAGTTATGTCAACAGAGTCTTGATCGCCCCATTCATTATAACCCCAAGAATTTTGTCCCCAGGCGTTTGACATAAGGAATTCCTCCTTATGCTATTCTTACTATAGCTGTGGTTGCTGCTTTAGCTGGGAATTGAATTGTAAAAGTTCCAGAAGAAACAGATTTATCTCCTCCAAATGCTACTGCACAAACTGCAGGATCACCAGAGGCTGAATCATTATAAATTAAACATGCGTTAGCTGTAAAAGTTGCAGACGTCCATGAAATATCATCAAAGTCACAACAAGCTGTTGTAGAATCTAAACTAGGAGTTACACTTGTTAAAGCTTTTCCGCCAGCAGTATAACCTGTTCCACTCATTTCATTCATTCCCGTTGCAGCATAAGCAGTTGTACCTGCTCCTAATGTTGCTGAACTTGTGAATAAAGCTATTTTAAAAGTATTACCTGTTGAAGCAGTAAAGTTGTGAACTGCTTTTAAAATTTCAGTTTTAAAACTGTTACAAATTGCCGATGTATTAGCCATAAAATTTTCTCCTCATTATGGAGACGGTGACTTAACTGGTATTCTGACTGTTCCATCAGTATAATCGTCTCGTCTTCGTCTTCCAAGTTGCATTCCTGCAAATTGTTGTATAGCATTTTTATACTTTTGTTCGTACAATGTCAACATATCCGTTGGGCCTTTTAAGAACGCATAAGTCTCAGCCAAACAACAATACAGAAGACCTTGTGGAAAATTTAAACTAATATAGTTTGTGTTACTACCCTCTAATAACACCGGTATTTTATTGTAATATACCCTAAATTTATAATTTGCATCAGGTGTTGGAGCTAGATACATTCCTCCTGAAGTAGTATCAGATAGACCTGTAGCACCACCAAACATAGCATAATATTTAGGAAAACCTGTAACTGAATTGGTAGTATCTGTAGGTGCTTGAATAGTGCCTTCTGGTCCAAATTTTCTATCTACAAATTCTGACAAATATGTTTGATCTTTTTTTTCTAGCCAAGTACCATTGCCCTCTGTATTAGCTGTTGAATTAAATACTTCTATTCCTCTAATAAACATACAGCCTGCCGGAGCATTGATTGTATTATCATTTGCAGCTAGTGTGCCCTCTTGAACATGCCGATCAGAATCCATTGGTAGATCCATAAATATTCTTTGTTGGGCATTTAAAATAATATTTTCTAAAACAGCATCAGTTAATACACCGTCATCTACTTCAGTGTAGCTTCTAATCTGTGTTCTTAATCCTGATGCACTTAATCCTGACATTATAAACTCTCTATATTAAGAGGACTAATTACACAATTAAATCCTCCACCTGTTGCACTACCAC